TTAGTACCAGGAATTTTGCAATATCTCACAAATTCATCAGATGCAACAAAAGATTGCTTAAGATTTTATGATGGAGATCCTACAAATGGCAGTGTGACTGATCCAGTGCTAAACGGTGTAAATGGATGGGTCAATTTCTGTCCTCCCTTGTCTTATTTAGATTATTCAATCGCTGATTTACCGCAAGATCAATACTATCTTGTCACTTGTAAGATGATGTTCTCTTACAGGGATAGACTTGTATGCTTAGGCCCAGTGGTTCAAACATCTACTGGTATTCCTATTTATTTGCCAGATACCGCAATCTATAGTCAAAACGGCACTCCATATTACACATGTTCATTTACTGGCGATCCAACGCTTCCAACTACTCAGTTTAATGCCTTATTATTACCTACAAATCAAACATCCACAGCAAATGCTTGGTATGAAGATGTGATTGGCTACGGAGGATTTAGAAGTGCAGGAAGGTCAGAGTCTATTATTTCTATGGAATTTAATGAAGATGTTCCAATCATTGGATTTCAAACTTTTCAGACAAGGTTTATTTATACTTCTAATGATGTTCAGCCTTTTGACTTTTATTTAATCAATACTGAATACGGCACAATATCGACTTATAGCGCGATTAATACTGATAGAGGTGTGATTACCAGGGGAAGTCGAGGAATTATCATTACAAGTCAAGTAGACTGCCAAAGAATTGATCCTTTGATACCTGATCAAGTTTTTGAAATGAAATTAATCAATAATGGCGCAGAAAGAATGTGTTCTCAAAGAGATTTTGTCAATGAATGGATTTACATGACATATCCTTCCAATCAAGACAATTACTCTTATCCAACAGAAACTTTGTTTTATAATTATCGTGACGTATCTTGGGCAATATTTAAAGAGACGTACACTTGTTATGGACTATTTAGAAAGCAAACTGGTTTTACTTGGGATACCGTCGGTCTGGTTTACCCCACTTGGAATGCTTGGAATGATCCTTGGAATTCTGGCACTTCTACTTTACTTAATCCGGAAGTTGTAGGGGGAAATCAGCAAGGATTCTTGATCATTAAAGCGGATGGAACATCAGAATGTGAATCATTATTTATTCAGAACATTTCCGGTAGTACTGTTACATCTCCCGATCATTGTTTATCTGAAGAAGATCTTCAAGAAGGTGATTACATTACGATAAAAAATGTATTGGGTACTATCGGACCAGAAGTAAACGGAAAGGTGTTTTCAATTCAAAATGTAACTGCAAATACATTTGTTTTAAATCCAAACTTAGAAAATACAGGTACTTATCTAGGTGGTGGTGTAATTGTTAGGTTATATCGTCCTTACATACAGACCAAACAATTCCCTGCTTTTTGGGATTCTGGAAACAAGGTAAGAATTGGAGTTCAACAATATCTTTTAACAAAAACTGGCACTGGAAGAATTCAATTGCTAATATTTTTAAGCCAAAATGGGCAAGAACCTTACAATACAGGGCCTATTTATCCATTACCAAATAGTTTAAATGACAGCTTAGTGTTTTCTTCAGTTTTATTTACTTGTCCAGAAAGTACAAATCTTGGTTTGACTCCTTTTAATTCAAATTTACAGATGCCTACAGCTATACAACAGCAACAGATTTGGCATAGAATGAATACATCTTTAATCGGGGATACAGTTCAGATAGGATTTACGTTATCAGATGAGCAAATGAGAGACCCAAATATTCAATATCAAGTAGATGAAATTGAGCTTTTTGGGATCATTATGGAACTTTATCCAGCAGGTCTATTAGCATGAATACGAATCGTACTGTTAATCAATTTCCATACATACGAGTTCAAAGAAAGTTTCCAGATGATCAAAGAGAATTGATCATTGAGCTTGATAGGTCTTATGTAGACACAGCTAATGCAATAAACGTTAGATCGATTGCTTTATTTACTACTAATCGACCGACAAATACTGGGCAATCTTGGTATTTTCAAGGTTTAAATGAGAAAAAACAAGCACTTAGACAAGTATACATGTTTTCTGCTACTGGGAATATACCACATGGAATTCCAAATACTGAGTACCTAATCTTTAGTCGATGTTTTGGATTTTTTACAGATGGAACGAATTTTTACGGTGTCATATTTGGTAGCAATGTTGCAATAGCTGGTCAAATTAGTTTTTATATTAATTCAACTAATATTGTGATATTATCAGGTGCAGGTGCCCCATCTATAACTAGCGGGTACATAGTTCTAGAATGGATAACCAAAAACTAAGAGAGGTTAATATGATGTCACTATCTGGTAATGTAAATCTTAATGATTTTAAAAATCTTAGAGCTAATCTAGGTCAGAGAGGTAACATAGTTCCAAAAGGATATGATGTAGGACGTCTTCAACAATTTACACCAGAAATGATGGAATTATGGAAAAATCAATTTGCTCATCTATCACCAGATAGTCCTTTGGCTAGAATGGCAGGTGGAGATCAATCTTATTTTGATGAAATGGAAAAGCCAATACTGAGACAATTTGCAGGTCTTCAAGGAAATTTAGCTTCTAGATTTAGTAGTCAAGGAATCGGGGGAAGAAATAGCAGTGGTTTTCAAAATACAATGAATCAGGCTAGTAATGAATTTGCTCAAGGATTACAAGCTAAGCGTACTGAAATGATGAATCAAGCTATTCGTGATCTAATGGGGCTAAGCAATCAAGTTCTTGGACAAAACCCTTATGAAAACTTTATGTCACAAAAGAAACAAAAAGAAGGTTCTGGATTGGGTGGTATAATTGGCGGTGCATTAGGTGGTGCTGGAGGTTATTTTGCAGGTGGAGGCAATCCCCTTACTGCACTTCAAGGTGCTAATGTAGGTTATAACATCGGTTCAAAATTTTAGGAGTTGAAAATGGTTATACAGATAATTCCGAATAATGAACGTCAAAAAGTTCCATTATCTAGAAGATTTAGCGATGCTATAGGAGTAGGACTTGAAGGCGCAAATAAACTGGTAAAGCAATATGAAGAATCAGAAGCTTTAAAAGGCCAAGGAATTGACCCTAATTTACCTCCTGAGATTCGAAAATTGATAATGGAATATCAACTTAAAGGAGGATTACAAGATCAAAAATCACAATCTCAAGGTTTAGTTGATCTTGAAAATGTTGAGAATATAAAAAAGCAATTTGGTGAGAAATTTACTAACCTTTGGAAAGCCGCTCCAATTGGTGGAAAGACAGAATTATTAAAACATGCTATGGATACTGTTGGTAGAGGGCATGATCTTGATGAACTTCTTTCTCGCGTTGAAGAAGAAACCGGTATTACTATTCCTTCTGATGAAATGGAAAATGAAAATATTCCTCAGATGAAAGATAATAAACTCCCTGAAGATGTTAAATGGCCTGATTATTCAAAAAGACCTAAAGGATATACTCCAAAAGAATGGACTGATGAAAGAAAAACTTGGAGAAAAGAAAATTCTGAAATTTTTTCTGAGAACGCAAAAAGGCTTAAGAATAGAAAAGCAGATGTTTTAGCTACAAAAAAACTAGATCAATTAAATAAATCAAGAAATTTAGATAAAGATTTTTCAAGATATTTAATTAATCCTGAAACGGGAGATTTCTATGGATTAGCAAAAATTGCAGGTTTTGCATCTCCAGAAGCTCAAGAGTGGGGTAAAACAATAGCTAGGTTTCAAAATAGAGCAAAAGATGCATTTGGATCTCGTGTAACAAATTTTGATCTCCAATCTTATATGCAACAGTTTCCAGGCCTTTTAAATACTGAAGAAGGAAGATCTAGAATCATTGAAATGATGAAGACAAATTATGAATTAGATGATTTATATGATTCAGCTTTAGACAAGGTTTACAAGAAATATAAATTAAATGGAATTTCTTTTGAAGATGCAGATGAACTTGCACAACAACTTGTAAAAAGTAAAACAGAAGAATTAGAAAATAAATTCTTAGGTCTAGAAAGTCAAAATATGGAAGAATTTGGAAATCAAGAACAACAATTATCAGGAAGAATGATTGATGTAATTGGTCCTGATGGACAGGAATATGAAATAGATGAAAGCGAATTAAATCAACTTCCAGAAGGATTTAAAAGAAAATGACTTTACCATCTACTTTAAGGCCTAAAAACGTTATTCAAAATCAAAATTCTAGCCAGATACAGACACAACCTAATCTTCCTTCAAGTTTAAAACCAAAGCAAACTAATCAAGAAATTAGACAAGAGCCAGAAAAAGAACAAGAAGAAGGTTTTTGGAAATCGGCATTTAGAACAGTTTCACAGCCTTTACAAGGTTTTGCAGCTACTTCTACACCTGGTTTATTGGCAGGCCTTTGGCAAGCTTTAGCTCATGGAGAAATATTAGACCCTGAAGAAATTGAACATATTAAAATGATTTCTGAAAGAGAGGGTATTCCATTTGATGAAGAAAAATATATGCAAGCAGCACAAGAGGCATTAGGTGCGATTCCAACTGTAAGTAATTTAGCTAGAATTGCAGAAAATAAAACAGGAATTCCATTGGAGCCAAAAACTAGAGGACAAAAAGCTTTAAGATTTGCAACGGAAGCTACAAGATTAGCACCAGAAGGTGCATCTTTTAGGGGGATGAATGTTGGATTACCTAAACCAGTTTTAGGAGCAGGATTAACAGCTATTAAAGAAGGTGCTCAAAAGCTTGGTGTTCCTGAACCTTTAGCAGAATTAGGCTCATTTTTAGCTTTAAAACAACCAAAAGCAGGATCACCTTCATTAAAAATAGGAAGTGAAACCAAACCATCGGGATTGACTACTAGAAGATATGAAAGTTTAGAATCTCCAACCAAGGTTTCACCTAAGAAGATTTCTCAAATTAATCAAGCTGTCGAAAATGAATTTAAGAATTTAACAAATGATATCTTAGAAAAAAGTCCGATTTATGAAACTTATAGTGCACTTAAGAATGACAAATCTTTTAAAAGTGATGTCATAAAAGGTTTTGAGGATATTAAAACTTTAGCTTCTGAAATACCTGATGTTATTCCTACGGTATCTATCAAGAAAAAGTTAGCAGATAATATAAAAAATCAGAAAATAACTGGTATAACTCCATCTGAATATGAATCAGCTAAAAAACATTTTATGAAAAAATTCATAAAAAATACAAAGACCAAAGAGGCAACTACTTTAGATTTACTAGATCAATACAGAAAGAATAATAAATCTTATGGTGAATCTTTAGAAATGGGTAAATCTAATGCCTATAATAGAGGAAAAAGAGAAGCTTTAAGAGAATATAATGGTATTATCGCAGATGAATTTGAATCTAGATTTCCTGAGAGTGAATTTGCAAATTCTTTTAAACTACGTAATCAGCAATATGCTGAAATTATGGACGCTGAATCAATTGATAAATTTATGGATAAAGTTTTTGATGGAAAAATTAACTTCAAACCTGGAAAAAGATTTCTAGAAAAAGAAGGGATGCAAGCCCCTTTTAAAAGGGCTTTAGGTGAAAAGGGTTTTAAAGATTTCAAACAACTTACCGAAGACCTAATGTCTACAGAAAAAGCTAATAAGATGCTTAAGGTTGCTGATAAAAAAGGATTTCATGATTTAGCTAACAAAGGATTAATGTATCTAATAAGCCCAAAAGCTTCCTATTTTAAAATAGGATTTGAAGGCGTCCAAGATCTATATAAGAAGGCTTGGGAAACTGTTTTAGACAAACCTCAATTAGCTGTTAAATGGGATAAAGGAATCAAAGCATTTAAAAAAGGTGATTTTTCTACTGCACAAAATGAGTTTAATGCACTTACAAAAGAAATCTCGAAACCTTAGAAATCATCCACCCAATACAAAGCGAACCTGTTATAAATACTGTTATTGCTACAAATAAATGAAAATCCATTATTTCCTCTCTTTAATTAAATCGATAAACATTTCATAAAGTCTATCTGTTCTACATGATTGTCTTTCTATTTTTTGATCTAAAAGATAAAATCCACCAATTAATGTAATCAACAAAATTACAAATTCAGCGTGTATTGACCAGTGTTTTTCTTCTTTTATCATTTCTTACCCCTTTCTATATTACACATTCTTTTATGAAAATCTTTCATTTCATCGTGAATAGATTTTATAAGTTTTGTATTTATTTCTAAAATTTCATTTGTTTTTTTTAAATTTTCATTAACATCATGTTTATGTAATAAAAAAGATATAAATAAAAACATTGAAAATAATAAAATAAAAAAATTCTCCATTTTTAATCTGCTATCTTTTTATTTAAAGAACTGTCTTTAATCATACAACAATCTTTAGATGCAAAAGCACCTTCTAGTCGGCAAAGTCGACGATCAACATCTGTTATTTTTTCATCTAACGAATCACATCTTTTATCTATTTTTGCATCTAACTTTTCAAAAAGTGAATTCATTTCAGCTTTATTAGATTTATTCATAAAATAAATACCCCCTAATACTACAACTATAGTGGATATATCCATTTTAGCTAATCCTTCTAAAAATATTTCCATTACTTCCCTAATCTTTTTAAGTTTTCTTCTTGAATTTCTACAAAATTTTTAATAATTTCAGTCAGCTGTTTTTGTCTTGAAAGATTCAATCTGATACATAATATCTTAAATCTGACAGCTAAATTTTCCTCCATAAGAAACCTAATTTCTTGTTTCTTTAATTTTTTCAACTTTTCTCTATCCATTGTGTACCTGTGATTTATGTTAGAAACTCCATTATTTACAATTAGGGAAAATATTTCAACGTGAATGAATTTTTATATATTTTAAATACATATTTAATTTTATAATTAAAATAAAAAATTATAGGAGGGTTATGTTTCAGCCAGGTTCCATGTCATATACTCAAGGTTTTGGTTCTTCTCCAAATCTTGTTTGTTTTCCTGTTATTTCTCCAAGAGCACCAACTTCTACAGATGTAAATTATCCGATTGGTAAAAGATGGGTATATTTAAATAACGCTGAATATATTTTATTGTCTCAGACATCAACAGCAGGAGTTTTAAGATCCAATTGGGCTTTATCTACTTCAATTAGTGGAGACATTGTCGCTGTTAATGGTACAGCAAACCAAATCACTTCTACTACAGCTTTAAGCACTGCAACTTTATCTATTCCTTCTACTTTTATTGCTCCAGGTTCTATAGCAGCTACTACAACTTTAACTGCAACTCTTGGTAATATCACTGCAACAAACGGTAATATTGTAAGAGGAACAGCTGGTAACAAAGACGTATACACAAGCGTAGCAACTACAATAGCAGCAGGTGCAAATTCGGCTGGAACAGTTGCTTTGGTTAATGGAACAGCTACAGTTTCTACAACATCAATTACAGCAAGTTCTTTAGTTAGACTTTATAGACAAGGAATAGGTACCACAGGTGCAAATATTACAGGAAATATAACATTAGGAACAATTGCTGCTGGTGTTTCATTCGTTATAAATTCTGTAACACAAGCAGATGCAACCGCTTTAGAAACAGATGATCAGTCGATTATATTTTGGGAAATCGTAAACTAGAGATAAATTTGTGTTTAATATATAAATATATTTAATAAAAATTAACCTATGGAGATGTATGTTAAGCAATTTATCAATGTTAAAATGCACAGTAAATGGAAACGACTATCAATTTTTATGTGATTGTAATTCTCCTACAGGAGAAATCAAAGAAGCTCTTTTTCAATTTGGAAAATTTGTGGGTAAAGTTGAAGATGCTGCCAAAGCTGCAAATCCTGAAAGTAAACAAAAACCCGTTGAAGAAGTAGAAAATGCCTGCTGTTCATCAGAAATTAAGGAAGGATAAATGGGAGCATATACAACAAGGCTTGCATGGGAGACTTTAAGATCTATTGATTCTGCAACATTTGTCGGAACTTATTTAGCTTTAGGTGATCCACTTGCTAATCCCTCATATATTTTAAAACTAGTAAATAATTCAACATCTTTGATTACCGTATCTATAGACGGAGTCAATGACGTTGACGTTGCTCCAGCGGGTTCATTTTGGTTATATGATGAATCAAAATATATATCTGGTATAGGTCCTTTAATTGCTCTTCCTAAAGGAACGCAAATTTATGTTAAAGGAGCAGCTGGAACCGGATTAGTTTATCTTGTTAGTCAATATTTACTCACAAACTAAGGTTTAATATGTCACAAGCTGGAGATATAAGCGCAACAGCAGGGCCAGTTCCTCCTTCTGTGGCTACGTCCTACGTTACACAAAATGGGACAGCTATTCCATCTGCTAATGTTCTTATTGTAAACGCAAATTCGTCTACAGAAAACAATAGCAATGGTCTAATTTCAAAAGGTGGAGTAGTAGGAACAGGGACATCTAATGAATTAGATATTGTTTTTACTAATCGTTTAAGTGGGACAGTGACAACAGTTGGAGCGGTAACCTCTGCTATCATTACATTTACTCCGACTGTAATTGGAACTTATTCTATAGAAGTTCGGATAGCTGCTTATAATACTACAAGCTCACTTGGAGCTGGTTACAGTGTTTTCGGTTCAGCTCGTTTTGATGGAGTAAATTCTAATTTATGCGGAATAGCAGATTTTATAGTTAATGAAGAAGGTGCAATGTCTTCAAGTTCTGTAAGTATGACTGTATCTGGAGCAAATATTTTAATAAATGGAATAGGTTACGCTCTTCAGACCATAAACTGGTCTGCGGTTGGTTTATACACTTTTGTAGGAGTTTAATATGTCAGGTTTTAGCAATGAAACAGTTTATGGAATTAATGCAGATTTTACATCTGCAAACAATCAAAATGTGCTAGAATCCAATGGACTTGTTACAGATGGCCAAATTTGGATTGGTTCAACAGCTACTAACGTAGGCGGAACACATATCAATGTTGGAACTCTTACATCACCTGACGCTAGTGTCACAATAGGTTATTCAAGTCCAAATATTACACTCCAAGCATCTGCTGCAGGAATAGCAACAATAAACGGTGATAGTGGTTCTATCACAGGTTCATCAGTTACTATTTATGCAAATAATGCGGCAAAATCAAGCGGATCTAGCGTACTTTTTGTAAATTCCGGTACAACTTCAACACTTGAAGTTACAGATGCTTTGGCTAATACAATGATTGGTAATTTAGCAGGTTCTTTAACTGTAAGTGGATCTGAAAATACTTCTTTGGGTAATACAAGCCTTCAAAACATATCCTCTGGTGTTTTTAATACCGCTATTGGTTCTAGGGCAATGACTGCAATGCAAACTGGTGTTTCAAATACTGCTGTGGGTTTAGCTGCTTTAACATCAAATGTTTCTGGGCAAGAAAACGTAGCTGTTGGAGAACAATGTTTAACTTTAAATACATCAAGTTTTAATACATGCGTTGGTTGTAAATCCATGAATACTGCGGGAGCAGCTGATTCTTGTTCATTTTTAGGTTATGCCGCTGGTAACGCACTTACAAGCGGAAATAATAATTCAGGAGTAGGATATCAAACTCAAACTGTAGTAACAACAGGTGCTTTTAATACTTCTATTGGTTATCAATCACTAGAAATTTTGACAACGGGTGATTATAATATCGCTTTAGGCACATCCGCTGGAAATGCTTTAGCAAGTTCTGAATCATCTAATATTTTAATCGGAAATTCTGGTGTAGTTTCTGAATCGAATACAATTAGAATCGGTACGCAAGGGTCTGGAGCAGCTCAACAGAATCAAGCTTTTATAGCCGGTATTTCTGGTGTTACAGTTGCAGCTTCTACCGCTGTTTTAATTGATGCTAACGGTCAACTGGGAACTATTCTTTCTTCACAAAGATTCAAAGAGAACATTGAAGAATTTGAGTCTAAAGATATTCTTAAACTTAGACCGGTGACATTTAATTATATCAGTGATAAGACAAAAGAAGTGAATGTTGGGTTAATAGCCGAAGAAGTATATGAAATTTTGCCTGATTTGGTAATTTTGGATTTAGACAAGAAACCATACTCAGTAAAATATGACCAAATTATCATGTATCTTTTGTCTGAAGTTAAAAAATTGCATAAATTGATTTCAAATGAATAAAAATTAAATATTTTTTTCAGAAATTTGAATGTGTTTTTTTATAAAACCTTCTAAGATCAAAACTTGATGTTTTAAATTATCGATTTCTGATTGCAGGTTATCTATATTTTTTGATAGTGTTGAGTGGCGATGAAAAATGCCTTTTCTCAGCGAAGTTTGGCTCTTTGAGAGACTGAAAATTTCACAATAGATTTTTTCAGTCTCTGTTTTTTCAAAAATATTAAATTCAAGTTGCATCATTTTTTGATATCCTAAAAGAAACCGTGGTTTCTCCTCTATATTCTTCTAAATTTACGTTTTTAATTGCTGGTATTTCATTATATTTAATAGATCCTTTTCGAACTATTTTTGATAATTTTATACCCGCTCCCATCGCGTTTGATTGACCACTCATATTTATGAGATTGTCTCTCAATTCCTTTTCTTTTTTTTCTATTAACTTTAGTTGTTGATTGACATCTAACCATTCTTTTGCTGTCTGATTCCATAAATCATCATTTTTGTTAACAAAGTCTTTATTTGAAAGTTTAGGAGGAATTAGTTCATCTAAACATTTCATAAAGTTTTTTTCATTCTCAATCAATGAAACATTGTAATTATTGTCTCTATAAACTTCAAGTATTTTGTGATTACCATTAAAATAAGAGAAGTAAAACATTTTGTTTACATTACAAACGATCATTTGATGTTGTAATTGTGGATAATATTTTTCTGGAATTTTTCCATTTATAGCGCATTCATGATCTTCAATTCCTGGACATTTAATTTCTAAAACATGTTGTCTAGTTAAGTCTATTCCATCCAAAGAAGCCATCATCCATTGATAATCTTTAGAAAAAACAACATCGGGAAAAACTTTAATACCTGTTTCTTTTTTAAATGCTTGCCTTGCCTCTTCTTCTTTGTCTAGTCCGCGTTTCATATACCAGGTTGATTCTTGTTCATATAAGCCAAGTTTTTCAAGCCAGAGCTGATATTCTGTCTTCCATGGAGAAATTCCCATAATGGCCGGGGCATCACTGGCCCCGATCATTGATCTTCTTAAATTATGCCATTCCTGAGTTTGTTGTGTCAGATGCATTATTCTTTACCTTCTTCTATTTCTTGTATTTCTGACTGTTCTAATTCTGCTTTCATATCTTCTAGTTTCTTGACAGTTTTTTTCATGATTTTTTGATATAAAGCAACTGGCATATCAGTCAAGTTAGTAATAGAAATTGGAGGACTCTTGATAAAATCCATCACATCTTTTTGATATTCTACATCACATTTTGAAATCGCTTCTAAAAGTGATTGGACTTCAGATTCAGAAATAGTGTTAGATTTTTCATCTTTAATGTTTTCTTGATGAGTAAATGTAGTGGTAACATTATTGTTTTTAATCTCTATAAGCTCGTCATGAGTATAGCCAGCTCCTTTAATGACATCAGGGAAAAGCTGTCTAGCTAACATTGACATACAGCGATTGTAAAGCATGACAGCAGGATATTTATCCCACATATTTTTTAGCAGTCCTGCTCTTTTTGCATCATCTATTGAAAAAGAAACGTCCCATGTATCTCCGTTGTCTGATCTTTTTCCTCGAAGAATACAAACTGTATTGTCAGATCTTGGATCTTTTACAATACTATGCCCTTTTCCTCTAATCAAAGATGCCATCATTTCTGACGACATCCCGACTTTTCCTTGAACAAAATAAAGACCACCATTTAATGCTTCGAGGGGGTGAATATTCAAAGACTTTGCTTTCTGTACGATTGCAAAAAGTCCAGCTTCACCCATTGTTTGATAATGTTTAGTGCGCATTAGCTTTGCGCACATTGTTTGCATTGATTCGACGTCTCTTAATACAGTATCAAAACAAATTTCTTCTCTAATTGCTACTTGATTCATATTTAAACCCTTTTACTTGTGTATTTATATTTTTCTTTGTAATGATCTATGCTTAATAAATCTATGTCAGTGTAAGGTTGAGTTTCTAAACCTAGATAATCGCACAGAAAAAGCAAGTCGTCGTGTAACTTATTTTTGTTTAAGAAAATCGTGTTGTCGTAAAGCTCATCCATAATTTCTTTTAGTGCTTCCATCGCATTTGAATATTTAAAAATGTTAATTTTTGTTCGATTTTCTTGTTGGTAAGCTTCTTCTTTGTCAAAATCTTCGTATCTTTCATAAGATTGCATAATAACACCTAATTTAAAATCATTTCTTGTTGTTTTGTTTTAACGCATTACAAATTAATCTGCTACAACTTCTAACTTTTGTAAGTAGAGAAGGAGACTTGATTGCTTTGATGTGTAAAATATAACAAAATGTGCATTTAAATGCAAGATGTTTTGTGTAAAAAAAATCCAATTGTGAAAATATATACATTTCATATATGATCGATCACTTAATAAAAAGGAGGCATTATGTTAGATACAGAAAGAGAATACGATTTGAGAGAACATCTTTATCAAAAAAGAATGACAATTACAGAATTTGCAGACAAAATTCATGCTAGCAGAGCTTATATTTCACATATCATAAACGGAAATAAGAAGCCTGGAAGAAGATTAGCCAAGGATATTGAAAGAGGAACGGATGGAATGATAAAAGCTGAATCACTAATGAAATAATTTCTATAACCTATCTAAAAATAGATATTTAAAATTTTATTATGTATTTAATGCGATTTTAGTGTAAAAAAAAGAGCTTGCCAAGGCACCGATACCGACAAGCTCTTAAAACTATAAAACAGAAATGAAAAAAACAAATTTCATAGAACTTAACACATGTGAACCAAATGAGAAAATAACATCTTTTACCCACTTAAAAGAGATAAAAATGACTAATCTCATCAAATTATATACAAAATTTAAATTTGGAGTAAAAATTATGCATACATGTAAACAAATTTTAATTGGAGTAAAAATATGTCTACATGTCTAATTATATATCACACGTTTGTATTTATTCGCAAGAGTGGGATATAATTATGTCAAATTCTTGCTATAGCGAAACATCTTCTTTCAATACTCAATTAGCCATAGATCTTAAGTGCGTAGAACTTGCGTTAATAGTTCAATTCTTTATTAATACTATATCATTTCATAAAAGATTAGGCCGAAACTTCATTAACGGCAAAACTTGGAACTATTGCACAAGAAAAGAGCTATGCGCTTACTTTCCGTATTGGAATGAACATGAGATCAAACGAAAGATTTTGAAACTTGTTGACATGGGAATTTTGATAAAATCTTGCTATAATAAAAATCCCATAGATAAAACTTGTTGGTACGCTTTCAAAGATGAAGAGAAATACGGTATCTCAAAGGTTGAAAAAGTACCTGAAAAAGTTGAAAAAGTCGTTGAAAAAGACGATAATTCAAAAAATGTTTACGAAAGACGAAATCGTCCATCGAGAGACGAAATCGTCCGACCAATACCACCGATTTACTCCACCGATTTAAAAATGCATTTAAAAACCAATGATAGCAAAGAGTCGAAAGGCTGTTCTTTGGATTTTAAAAACAAAAAAGAGTCGTTGAAATCGATGGGAAAATTTCAGCTTACGGATGTTCAAATTGAAAATCTGATTTGGCTTGAATCTTTAGGAATCGATTCGCCAAGCCATACGCTTTCTTGGTGGGCTAAAAACTTTACGAGGGAAAGACTAGAATTTGTCTACCTGGAAGCCTTTAGGAATAATGCAAAATCTCTGGGAGCTTATATGCGCTCTCTACTGAAAGCGGAAACATCTGAGGATTCGGAAAACATTGAGATAAATAGAAAAACTTGTAGATTATTCAAAGAAGAAAACCAATGGGGAGCACTTAAAATCAAGGAAAAGCATGCAGTTATTCATGTAGCACATCTTCAAATTGAGCTGCCGTTTAACATTGATCCTCTTGAATTTTATAAGAGACTTTTAGAAAAACACTCTATTTACACATAATTATCAGACGTATTATGAAAATTGAAATCCCAGGAAATCCTATTCCTCAAAAACGCACAAGATCAAAAGTCTTTCCTGGCATGAAGCATGCAATTCATTACGATTCGCAAATGCAAGAAAAGCAAAATGTGCAGTGGATGCTTAAAAAAGAAAAAGAACTCAATAATTTGACGTGTACCGAGACTTTAAAGGTAAACATAACATTCCATATACCTTACCCAAAAAAACTCAACACAAGCGAAATAAACGCTATTGAGTGGGGTTTTGATGATTATGTTGCTAAACCCGATCTAGATAATTTTGCTAAATTTTATTTGGATTGTATGAACGGCATCGTTTACAAAGACGATTGTCAGATAAAAAATCTCTTTTTAAAAAAAAGATATAGCAAAAATCCTCGAACGGTGATAGAAATAAAAGAAATGAAAAAAATTTATATGAATACGCTTGATAAAAAAATCATTTCTACTTTTTCTCCTACAAAGCTGATTGAATTTTTAGAAGATACTAAGAATCTTATCGAGGAATATGAAAAATATGATGAAATTAAGGAGTCTAATTACGAAGATTCGGCTATTTTTCGAGAAATACTTTCCACCACCTCCGCTTTTTTAATCGGATTTTCAAATAAATATGCAAAAATTTTGACAAAAATCAATAAATTGGCAGAAAAAGAGGGAGAAGATGATTGAAAAATTATGTGTAGGAAAATCATATCAAGAAAGTAAACCTACAAAATTTAAAGAATGCTTCCTTGTTACCATTTTCGTTACGATTTTGATAGTTATAGCAACAATTTCTGTAAAATTAGCGAATTATAAAAACAATATTTTTACGTGTGAAACGCAAAAAACCAATTTATTAGAGTAGAAAAAAATATTACAAGGTGAGAAAAATATAGAGTGTAAAATATTAATTCGATATGATCCCGGAAATCATAGTTTTTTTATGACTATGAAAAACAATATTTACAAAACGAGAGGCTATCATGTTAAAATTTTTACCTATATTTTTAGTTGTTGCAGTAAATTTATCAGCTGTAAGCGTTTATTTCGAAAAAACTCCTACTGGATGCAGAATTGCACATCATAGAATTGAAGGCCGACAAGGTGCAGCTATTGAACATGCTCCTCAAGATCCAGGTAAATTCCCAGGACGAGGAAATAAGAAGCAACAACGTGAAAATCAAAGAAATGGTCATTAACAAAAATTTTTCTTTTTATTTATAAGGTGCATTATGGACAAGCAAATAAAAAAAATTCAGAAAGAAAACAAAAAAGAAGGGAAAGACCTGACTTTGTTGCTGAAAACTGATAAGAAAAATGATAAAAAGCTTGCAAAATGCAATAAAATGATGAATAAAAAGAAATAATTTAATATAATGATTTGACAAGTGAGTTGATCTTTTGGCTCGATAGAACAGGTCTATCGAGTCGTTTTCCTAACATAGTTAAGGTTAGAGTTTTATGGCTGGTGGAAGACCTGAAAAGATAGTTGATTGGAAATTAGTTGATCGTTTAATTGAGGCTGGTTGTAATATAGATGAAGTAGCTGGCAATTTTGATATGCTTGGTAGAACTTTAGGTGATAAAATAGTTAAAAAATTTGGAATAAACTACACCCAGTATTCACAGACTATAAGAAAAAAAGGTACGAGCAAGCTCCGATTATCCCAATACGACAAAGCGTTAGACAACGCTACGCCAGGAAATGCTCAAATGTTAATCTGGCTTGGTAAAAACCTGTTAGGACAAAAAGACTCATCAGTTCAAGAAAATACAGTTTCAGAATCTACAATGATGCAATTTAGTTTATTAATGAAACAAATATCTGAACTTCAATCCGTATCAGGAACTAAATCAGAATCCAAATCCGATTTAAATATTGATGATAATAATATGATGAGTGAGCAAAAGTCATAGTGATTGATGGGGGTAAGCATTGCTTTTTCAGGTAAATTTTCAATATCTTCTATCATTTTATCTAGCATAGATATAAGATCACTCTTTGATGGTTTAGAGTTTAGATTTCTGGTAGCCTTTAAATTTTTATCTAAACCATCATCTTTAACTTTTATAGGGATTTCATTTCCTGCATCATCAATACGTAAAAAATTATTCCAATCTTTAGCAGCACATTCATAACGAACAGTTCCACCCGATATTGAAATCTCGTCACACTTACACTTGACATAATCGAATTCGTGAAAGCTTTCGAGTATTTCTTTGCATAGTTTGCATTTGGCTCTATTTCTCATCTATTAATTTATCCTTTAAAACTTCTAAATATTCTTTATCAAATTTCTTCATAATTTTTTCGTATTCATGACGAGGTAAATTTGTTATTAAAATATAATGTAAGGTGATATACATGTCTAAATAATCATTCATTTTTCAACCCCTGTTCTACAGCTTTAATAATCCATGCTTGAAGTGTCATTTTATCTTTTAGAGCTTGCGTTTTCATTTTATAATGAAGGTCAGGAGGCATCCTGACCAATAGTGCTTTTAGTTCTTGTTTCATTCTAATTATTTTCCGCCCTTGTCTTATCAAATTCTTTAACTCCACCCAGATAATATTTGTCTATCAATGTGATGCATCCTTCAAGATCTAAATCTTGAATGAATTCATCACTTTCTCTTGTATATGTCTCAAGTAAATAAGATCTCATATCGCTTTCTCTTTCTGCTGATTTAATGTATTCTTTGCTTTTCATTTTCATTCTCCTTTGTTGTTAGTTATGCTATAAATATATCATTGCTATCAATTTAACACAACAAAAAAGATGAATATTTCGTAAATCATTCTATTTACCTGGTTTACGCTTAGAAATATCAAAACTAGGATTCTCCCGAAAGTGATCGATTAATATTTGTGTGATTAGATCATTGAGTGATATGCCCAGTTGCACTGATAGAATCTTCATCTTGTGATGAAATTTAGCATCTAGCTTTAGATTGAAGACTTTTCTTTTGTCCATTTGTCCCATTTGTCCTGTATCATTTCAATAAATTTACAGCTTCCAACATCATTTTAAGAGATTTAACTATTCGTCTTGGTTTGCATAGATCAAATATCCAGGATTCGTATGTGTTTAATTGATTTTTCCAACCTTTTGAATCTCTTTTATTTTCATCAATTTTCTTTCTTAACATGTATATTTCGTTTTTTAATGACTCATTTAAACAATCAATATATTCTTCAGATTTTAAAATACAAATTGTGTTCTCAAGTTCATTTATCTTACCTAACAATCTTGAAATTGGATTTTTTCTATACTGCTCATTTTCTTTCTCCAACTGTAAAACTGTAGCCCTTAAATTACATATTTCCCATTTATACTTAACGTCGTGATTTATCATATTGTCAGGTTCAGGAGTAGTTCTACCGAATCTATAGAATTGTGTTTTTGGAATCTCAAGAGGTATTGCATACTGTCGATTTAGTTCGACCATCATATCGTTGTTTCCGAATTTATCAGGATGAAAGCATTTTGCAAGTGTTCGATATACTTCTTTCTTTTCTTCTTCTGTTCGACAGTATTTAAAAAAATCCATTTTACTCTTTAAAATATAATATTTATCTGGCACGATTGTGCCAATTCAAAATAAATATTTCAAGTAGATTATGGCAAGCATTCAGAAAAGAAAAAAGTTTGACGGAAACTATTCATATACCGTACGAATCCGTATAAAAAATACACCTTCTTTGACAATTACTTTCGATTCTTTCGAAGAAGCTTTGGAATGGCTTGATAATAATGAAGATAGATTCAGAGAAGATCCGGTTAAGTATTTTGAATGGCTAGATAGAAGACGTGCAAATGCAAATAAATATCCTTTAAATCCGTTTGAGGAAGAAGAATGACAGATGTCTTAAGTAAAAAACAGCTTGAATTTGTTATCAAGTCAACGGCTCATTGGAATCTTGCTCACGGCTCTGTACGTACAGGTAAGACTTACGGAACTTTATTTAGATTTATGCAAGCAGCGTATGAATGCCCAGATAGTCAAATATATATGGTTGGTCATACTGTAGATACAATTTATCAAAATGCTATTAGGCTTATATTTGAAAGTGAGCAGCTAGCTATTTATAGACCTTTTTGCAACTGGTTTAAAGGTGATCGTATACTTAGATTCAAAGACAAAGTCATTAAATGTCTTGGAGCAAAGGATACTGGAGCTATCGGCCAATTTCAAGGCAAGACGATGTCGCTTATATACTGTGATGAAATGACACTTTATCCTGAGTCAATTATCTCTATGATTGATACACGTCTATCTCTTCCTCATTCGATGGGATTCGGCTCAATGAATCCTACATATCCAAACCACCCGATCAAAAAATGGATCGACGCAGGAGAAGCAGGAGACAAGAACTATTATTCATTACATTTTACATTGGAGGACAATCCATTTGTTGACGATGATTATAAACAGCGTATTAAAAATAGCTCTAGCGGTGTGTTTTATAAAAGAAACTATCTGGGTCTATGGTGTTTGGCCGAAGGGGCTATATTCGATTTTTTCGATTATAACATCCATACGGTGCGTCGTCCTCCTACTTCCCCAAATTATTACATTGCTTCTATTGATTATGGGACCTCAAATGCTTTCGTTTGCTTGGTTATTGGGGTATCAACTGGCGAGTTTACACAATCGCCTAAGCAAATGTGGGTAGAAAAAGAATATTTCTGGGACTGTAAGAAAACAGGAAGGCAAAAAGTAAATTCTGAATTTGCCAATGATGTTCAAGAGTTTATTTCTCCTTATGGAGTATCAAAGGTTTATATAGATCCTTCAGCAGCTTCATTTCAACTAGAACTATCCAGGAGAGGAATTCATGCCATCCATGCAGATAACGACGTCTATAATGGGATACAAAAAATGGCTTCTGCACTGCATAACGGCGAATTGCTCATCTGTCGTGAATGTAAGAACACAATTAGAGAAATTGAGTCTTACGTCTGGGATAATAAAAAATCTGAAACAGGTGAAGATGAACCAGTCAAGAAAGATGATCACTGCATGGATGCTCTTCGTTATGCCGTATATACGCATAAGATCTCGGGATATGATCCATACAAAGACTCTCAGAGGGCTCAGGATTGGATGAAGAATAGATTTAATAGAGGGTTTTAATTTGGGAGAAATAACAGATCTAATATTTACTATCCTAGGAAAACTAGGTCGTTGGATGAATGTCAAGGGTAAAAAGGTTTGTTTTATCCTATGGGGAATCTGTATTTGTTATTGGGCTATGAGAAATATACAACTTGGTCTTATTTCTTAAACTTGCGGTTGTATTGTAAGTTTAGGATTTCATATTTACGGTTATTGGAACTGGAAAGATAAGGGAATAGGAAAATGATAGATGAAACCGACAAAGAATATAGAACGCTTTACTACGATCGACAAGGTCAAGAAATTAGTTTGATGGATTGGAGGAAAAAATGTGATGACGAAAGCTATAAAGTTCTTAAACAAGAATATATAGACCATTACTTTATAAGCACTGTTTGGTTGGGAATGAACATTATTATAATTAGAAAACAACCTATTCAGATATTCGAAACAATGATTTTTCTACCCGACGAAGAAGAGAACAAGTACGATAATCCTTTATACCAATATCAAGAAAGATATTCTACAGAGGAAGAAGCGTTATCTGGACATGAAATAGCATTATCACTTGTTCGTGCTCAGTTATTGATAGAAAAAACAAGATAATAAACGATTAGGATTGAATTATGATTGATCGTCCTTCAACTATTACTGACTACAACGAATTACCTTGCAAATGTGGTTTTACAATGGAAAACAACTTTGATGAGTATGAAATTTATCAAATGAAGATGGGAAAGATTTATGGAACTGAATTACCTACTCGTCCAACATGGAGATGTAAGACTTGTAAGACGATTTCAATTCTTCAAAAAAACCATAAATAAATATGTTAGGAATTATGATTTACGATTTAGATTGCATGAGATGCAAAAATAAAATCCCTGATGAATTTGCAAGATTTAGTAATCACTGTGAAAAATGCCTGGGTTTAGTAACTGAAAAAAATAAAGAAATAACTAAAAAAATTGATGATTTGAGAAAAGAATATGAAGATTTCCAAAATGGAAAAGATATTAATGAATAAAGAACAAATATTATTTAAACTAAATGCAATTGTTAGACAATTAACATGTATGAATAACGAAGAGTTTGAAAGTCATCTAACAGAAAATCATTTTGAAATTTATTTTGATCAATTCGTATTTTCAGAAAAATCAAAAATTACTACAAAAATTACGATGGATAAACAAGAAGTTAATATAGAGGAGTAGAGATGAAAATAGCGATTACAGGTACTCACGGGACAGGAAAGACTACTCTATCTTATAATCTTGCAGCCTATTATAAATCACTTGGGAAGAGTGTAAAAATCATTCAAGAAGTTACTCGTAGCTGTCCTTTTCCAATAAATCAGAAGATGACAATAGAAGCTGCTAAATGGATCTATTTAGAGCATGCTAAAAAAGAATTAGAAGCTTTTAGAAATCAAATCATAATTGGTGATAGATCTGTATTTGATTCATTTGCATATGCTGAGTATTTCGGATTCAATGAAGATGAAACATTGTTAAACTTAAGAAAAATAGCCTTGGAAGAGTTAAATCAATATGACAAACTTATTTTTGTAAGGCCAGATATTCCCATTCAAGCAGATGGAATAAGATCTAATGATATCGAGTTTCAAGCTGGTGTCGATAAAGTATTTGAAAAAAATTTAAAAGACAAAAATAAGATAGAAATTAAATCTTCTAATATTTTTGACATGGAGAAGTCTTGGAGACACTATTGTTTGTAGCTACATTTCTAGCTTTAATTGGTGCATATATGGTTTCAAATGGTATTTGGATAGGTTTTGCAATTTGGATTGTCACAGACATTATTTTTATGATAAATAATTACATGATTGGACAATGGCAACAAATGATCCTTTTTGGGTTGTATCTTTTTATAGCTAGCAATGGAGTTTATAACATGAGGTTGAAAAAATGAAAGAAATAGAACAATTTGAATTTCCAATCGAAGAAATTAAAAATGCTAAAATTCCTATTGTCAAGCTAAGTAGAAATTTCAGAAACAACGAAATATTTAATAAAGACCTTCCTAAAGGCAAATACGACATACATTACGTAATTAAACTACTGAGAATCATTCACGATAAGATTGAGTCTATGAAGATGAGTCCTAGAGATATTCCTTTCACTATGTGCGACAGTATAAAACGATTGATAGCTAATTTAGAAGTTGAGAGGGACCAGAATGGATAGAACTTCAATTGAATGTCCAAGTTGCAATAGGAAAATTTTAATAGCTCTTAGGCCTCCTTTATGTTCCCTATTACCTTTAGATTTAGAATATTCACATATACCTATGCCATCCTGTGGTGAATATACTTTACATGATCTTCTTTATGTTCACGAATTTCTAATTAAAGAAAATAATTATTTAAGATCTAGACTTGAGAGCTATCAAAATGGAAACTAATTTTAATAAATAACGAAAAAGCAACCGAAAAAGATCTTTTGGTATTATTTCCAGAAGTTTGGAAAAGAATATTAAAAAATCCCGATGATTTAGTTTGTGGAAAATGCTCTCATTTTAAACATGTATTTGATTAATTAAAATAAAATTAAACAAGGTGCACAAGGCACCCTGAGTTTTATTTATTCTTAATCGTATCCTGAAAATGGAGTCATAAGATTTTCAGGTATTTTATTAGATCCAAGTTGATGTGAAATAATTGTTTCGGTCGATGGCATCGGAGTTGGAATTCTTTTCACTCCCTTGTTCTCAAGATCTGTTTTTGTGACAACAAATTGATTTTCAGGATTAACTTTAACAGAAATTAAGTGTGATCGATGAGAATCTGCACATTTTCTGCAAAATAACGCTCTAAAATTTGTAAAAAAAGTGTTTTGATAGATCTTTTGACCTAAGGATACAAAAATTGGTTTTGTGATTTGATAGATTTTATAGGTTATTGCACAGGTTGCAATAGTCATGACAGGGATGTAAAAATAGGGTTGAGAAACAAGATTTGATACTGAATTTAACATATTCACCTCTCTCGTTTTTTTTGATGCCGTTAGCGATCTTATTGATAATAATTATTTAAATCACGAAAATTTTAGGTAAATTTTTATAGAAGATGCAAATTTTTGGAAAAAATGACAAATCTTTTGCTAATACTTAAGTATCAGATTAAAATTATTCGCCTTCTAAGAGAGTATGGGGCATGTTGATAGAAACATAACGTAGATTATCAGACTAACACATCTGATCATGAGTATGAAAACTTTTGAGGGAAAGAATATATTATCAAAACTATGAATAAATGGATATAGAAATGAAAATAGAAATAAATAGAAATCCAAAGATTTGCTATAGAGATAAAGAGGGTAGAGAGCTTGCTATTGAAGATTTAGAGCCTTTATTAATGGATCCTGATTATAAGATCATAAAACAAGAACAATTAGGAAAATATTTTATTTCAACAGTGTGGTTGGGAGTACCTCATGGAATGGGAATACATTACTTTGAAACAATGGTTTTCCTTACTCCTGAAGGAGTAGAAGACCCAAGAGAAACTCTAGGACAAACATTAAATTGTTATCGATATTGTACGAAAGAAGAGGCTATTAAAGGACATGAAGAAGTCGTAAAGGAATATACAAATGAAATGGATAAAAGTTGAAGATCAATTGCCTGAAATTTATCACTTTGTTTTAACATATTCTAAAATGAATGGAACAAATGAACCATGCCCAATTACCATTGCGAGATGGAATGGTAAAGAATGGCAAACCTTATGCAATGAGAATGAAAATAATGCCTGCGCAAAAGGGGATTTATTTTGGTCTACAGAATCATGTGAAATAACTCATTGGATGCCGTTACCAGATGAACCGAAGGATTAAATATAAAATGGATAAGAATTGAAGATAAATTGCCAAAAGAAAATACCCCAATCTTAGCAGGTGTTTATTTTAAGAAATATTCAAATGTTACATGTATTTCAGCTTCAATTAGAATAGATGAAAAGTGGTTCGATTATGATCTTGGAAAAAGAAGATATGTCAATGTTTGGATGCCTTTACCGAATAAACCAGAGGATTAGAGATGTTTATAGAAAAAGATGAAATTTGCATAAATTTAGATTATATTATTGAATTTGAACGACAATACGCCATCATTAATTTTTACATTAAACATGTGGAAGATTTTTACGACAAAGAATTAGAAAAGAAAATTGGAAAAGATCAAGTAAAAAGAATATTTGATGTAGAAGTTAGAAAAATTTATGAAAGTTTTAGTTTCCAAAACGAATACGAAGCACAAAAAGCATACAAAAAAATCCTATATGATTTGTCTAATGGTGAAAAATTGTGTTATATATAACGACTTCCTAATAATGCCAGTTATCAGGAATATACAAATAAATTTATCAACAATAAACTATAAAAGAATATGAAAAAACTTAATCCCCTAACTAAAGAAGAACATATAAAATTAGCTCAAGACTTGTTAAAGTCACAAGAAATTCTTAAAGTTTGGCTAGAAAGACTATGGAAAGCAAATGGAGTTAAATGCAAAGAAGCAAAATTATTGCATCAAGTATTAAATATTTTAAGTTTAAAACTTTATAATGAATTAGATGAACAATGGTATAAAATAAATTCGGAACACAATTCTCCCTATTATGAATCAGGAAAAACAGCATATATTTAAAGGAAAATATGAATTTGGAATTATATAAAAAAAATATTTACATTGATGTTTATGAAAATGGAAAATGGTCAAGAGAAGTCAGATCAATTTTTTTTCCTAATAAAGAAAATAAAAATACAGATATTGAATTGGAATTAAAGGACAATTATTTTTTAACTGAATCGTATTGTACAACTGAAATTTCAGTTGTTAAGTATAATGGATGTAAAATTTATTCTCACAAAGAATTGGATATTTATTTTTGTCTTTGGGAAATAGAAAATTTTATTAATGAAGTAATAATTTTAGGATCCGCATCGTTTTTACAATTTTATGAAAAATATGAAGAATTTTTTATGAATCGAAGAAAATTTATGAATGAAAAAATTTTAAAAGAAGAATTTGGAATTCGTTAAATAGGAAATAAATGTACATAACACTTGATAATCATATTTTTAATTTAAAAAATATTTCTCATATTTATCTTTATAAAGCTACAATCAATATTTTATATCCTACGATAAAAGGCGATGGAGATGAAATTCATAAAGAAATTAATTTTAAAAGTCAAAGAGAAGCTAGAATTTGCTTTAATTATATAATTTTCTGTTTTTCAACAGATACAAGAATTTGTGATTTAACAAAATATTTAGATGATACAAATGAACATCCGTAACGAATTAAACTACTGGATAAAAAGAAAAAACTTACAATATGAAATTCATAATAAAAAAATGATGAAACTTCTTATAGAACTAGAAATGTTAGAAAAAATGTTTGAATCCGATTGGAAAAATGAAGAAGATAGAGAAGTTATGATTGAAACTCTAAAGGAGATTGATTTTGAATGAAATGAAAGTACCCAAGGGTTTAGCACACATAACAATATCAAAAATCCTTGAAGAGCATGATTTAGAATCGATAGATATGCTTGCAATACTTGTGAAGTCTATGAGTATTCTTCTAGGAAAATTAAATATAACAAACTTTCATAAATTAGAAAACTTTATATCTAATTTAAATTTTTCAAAAAATTTTATAAATGATTTTAGAATAGCAGTATCATTTTTAATGCTTATCGAAGAAAAAATTTTGACAAATATGGAGAAAAAAGATTAGAAAATAATTTCCTTGACACCTATTGATATAATTAAATATTTAATTTATCATGTGAACCAACAATTCATATTCGAGGTTCATCATTCTAAATCTACCCGTCTGGAATAATAATATAGAGCCGAATCAAGGAAATATCCGCCAGTGGATGGATAACTTGTATTCTCGTTTTCAGCCACTTGAACAAGCGCGTTGGAATCAATCAAACATTGACACGTTATTTCATGCAGGTTGTCAGTCGTATGTAAATAGGCATTTTGGTTTTAATGGTCCAGTTAACGGAACACCTCAGTTTTATTTTAATTTAGTTCAACAGCCTTGTAACATGATTACAGGTTATCAAAGACAGCATAGAAAAAATATTACTTATCAAGCTGCACAAGGAACAGATTCGGAAACCACAGATCAGTACACTAGTCTTATAATTCATAATAATAATACAGAAGGTGTTAACGAGCAGTTTTCAAAGTCATGTGAGCTTGCAACTGTAGCTGGAATGAATTTATTGCAGCCTTATCTCGATTACATGGGTGATGATCCTGCTCAAGGACAGCTAAAAGTAAAAATTTGGGAATATAATTCATTTTTGATCGATCCTTACTTTCGAAATCCTGACATGTCAGATGCTCAATTTATCTGGTGTCAAGAGTACATTAGCAAGTTTGAAGCAGAAAGAAGATTTCCTGATAAAATTAATGATGTTAGACCTATGTCTGGTACTCCACAGAGGTATGGTAACTTCTATTTCTTGCCAGAGAATCAAAACATGGCTCGTAATGACCTAATGGTTCTTTCTTACATATGGTACAGATGGAAACGTAAGAAAAAACGTCTTTATTCTAAGAAAATGAATTTATTCTTTGATTATGCTGGTGGGGATCAAAACTTAGAAGCAATTCAATACAATATACCCGATTTGCAACCTGTAAACGTTGAAGTTCCTACTTGGAAATGCGCTGTAGTACTTAACGATCAAATGATGTATCAAGGTAATAATCCACTTGGTTTTGACGAATGCCCAATGGTCGCAAACTTCTGGAATTATTCACCTCATATTAATTACCCAGATCTAAGAGATAGATCTTTAGTCCGCTGTATGAGAGATTCTAATTTTCTTTTTAATTATAAAGTACTTCAAAATAACGATATTGCCTCAGCTACAATCAACGCAGGTTGGAAACGTAAAGTTGGAGCTGTAGCAAATGAAGACAATCTTAAAAAAGCCGGTCAAGGTTATGATGTCATTATCAATGAAGGATATGAGCTTCAAGATTGTGAGAAAATTATTCCTTCAGCCGTACCAGAATCAGATTTAGCGTTAGCGCAACAAATGGCAGAGCTTGTTTTCCAAGTTTCGGGTCTAAACATGGAAAACTGGGCAGGCCAACAAGACAAACAGATTAGCACGCTTACTATGATGATGAAGCAGGCTGCTAATCTGATGGTATTTCAAAAGTATTTTGATCAATGGGATTATGCTCTGAAGCTTCTAGGTGACTTGGAACTTAAGATAGTTCTTAATAATTGGAATGCAGAAAAAGTCAAGTTGCTGATTGGTGAAGAACCTACTCCCTACTTTTACTCTAAGATCTTTGCTAAATATAAAGTCATGGTCGAGGAAGGAGTTGAAACAGTCACTCAACAGAATATGCAAGCTCAGCAAATGCTTGAAATCAATGATCGATTTGGAAGAGAAGTTATTCCTCCTTCTATGATCATTAAAGACATGAATATTCAAGGTAAATCTAAAATATTGAAATTTTTAGAAGAAAAAGAAAAACAAGCATCCGCAGTTCAAGAAGAAGCTCAAACTATTCAGCACGCATATGAAGAAGCTAAACTTAAAGAACTTTACAGCAAAGCAGTATCTAATCTTGCTACTGCAAGAGAAAGACAGGGTAGATCTGAATCTAATATCGGTCTATTTGAAGAAAGACTAAGTATGATCGGAAGAAATAGAGCCCTTGCAACTAAAGATAAGATGGAAGCTTTACAAAAACTACTTGAATCCGTTGAAAAATATGGTGAGTTAGATACATTCTTCAAAGAAAAGCAAATTGACATGATGGATACAGAGCAAATGCAAATTGAAGATAGGGAGAAGATTGACGCTAAATCAACTGCGGAATCGAATAAATTCTTAGAGCAAATAATGGGCGGTATGCTACAACCGCAAGGAATGATGAATCAGGGGCAACAAGCTCCTCAAATGAATGAAAACCAAATGCCAGAAATGGCACAAATGATGTAGGAGTGTATATGTCAGGGCAGAAAATTAATGACCACGCAAGTTGGGTAGGGGGCAGATCAAAAGGTTCCGTATTTCCAGAAGGTGTAAAAACTAAAGATTTTTCTTCAGCAGAAGGTGCAGGATCTCTTGGAATGTATGAAGATACAACAGAAGCTATTAAAAAAGCTCAAGAGTATAATAAAGGAAAAATCAAGGCAAATGCTCCTAAAGCAATGCATAGAAACTAAATTTATGGGCATCTACTATTGGTGACCTCCAAGTTGTTAAAGATGCCCATTTTTAAAAAAGGAATGTCATGAAAACTGGATTTAAAGAACCAAATGCAATTAAGAATCAGAAACCTAAAGATGTGACAAAATCACCTTGGGATTTTAGATGCCCACAGTATGATAACCGTTCAAGTTGCTTTGTGAATGCTGGTACAGATTACGGAGTTGGTATTAATCAGCCTATAGGTCATTCAAATAATCCTAAACAACGTGCTGAAACTATGCCGATGGGTGTAAAAACTATGGATTTGAAGGATAATTACTAGTGAAAAAGACGAAGATGAATAAACAAGCTCACACACCGAATACTAAATTCGGCATGGGAGATTATTACGGACAAGCTATTAAGAATCCTGTTGCAAGATCTATTGATGTGAGTTCGAATCAGATTCTCACTTCAAAGACTGTTGGGAAGCCTCCGAAATCATTGGCTTAATTCTGGTAATTGTAATTTGATCGGCTGATCAGCACCTTTCATGCTTCTATAAATTTCTTTTATTTTTTCATCTGGTAAATCATCTGGATGGTCTTTCTCTAATTCTTTTCTGTTAAATCTAAATTGGTTAATGCTCCAATATACTAAATCACTCTCTGTTACATTTCCAGTAATATATTGTCCCCATAGTTCTCTTGGAGGTATAAGCCAACAGACTTCAATCAAATCAGTCTTAGATAAAACACGAAATAAATAACTATTTGTCTCAGGTTTTGGCTTTGTTAATCTAGGTTGCCATAGCATCCTCTTTGTTACACCATCTTCAGCAGTTCTAGGGTGTGCAAAGATATAAATATAGGGTGATTTATCTTGTAAATCTAATGAAAGTTGATTTTTTTTCAGACAATCCTCAGCACCTTGAAACACATTTTGCGATTGATCTTTTAGAAAATGCTGATATCGATCATGGGTTTCTAATCTATTTAGTTTCATTCCTTGCCTTATAATTAAAATTTTAGTTAAATAAAAACTTATCTACTCCTTAAAATTCAAGCAAGGAATTTAATTTATGAATGATGTAAATGCAGCACCGGCAGAACAGAAAGTTGATAATAAAGAATATAATTTTCGCGCTTTGGAAGCAAAATACAAGAGAGATCTTGAGCAAGAAAGGGCGATTCGTTTAGAAACTGAAAGAAGACTTCAAGAACTATCTCAACCGAAACATGTAGATGACGATGATGATGACGAGCCATATGTAGATAAGAAAAGACTAAAAAAAGAACAAGAAAAGTTTGGTCAGCAAATTAAACAAGACACTCAATCTGAAATTCAAAGAGCTGTAAAAATGGCATTGTATGAAAAAGAAAGAGAAGATTGGCTAAATCAGAATCCAGATTTTTACGAAACAATGAATTATGCTGAAAAATTAGCAATTGAACATCCCGATTTAGCAAATACTATCCTTAAACTGCCAGATAATTTTGAAAGACAACAGCTCGTTTATCAGAACATAAAAAAACTTGGGTTAAATAAAGAACGCCCTAGAGAGCCTTCTATTCAAGAAAAGATCGATATGAATAGAAAGAGTCCATATTACCAGTCAGGCGGCATTGGAAGTCCTGCATATGCGTCTTCTAGTGATTTCAGTCAATCTGGGCAAAAAAATGCTTACGATAAAATGCAAGAGTTAAAAAATCGCCTAAGATTATGATCCATCAATGCAAATTGCATTTCCTACGGGTTTCGACCTGTAGGGTTAAAAAACAATTTAAATATTTCATATGTATAGAGAAGAGAAACTATTAGAAATAGTTAGACTTTTTGATTTGTACGGTGTAAAAGAAAGTGATTACGAAAAGCTTATAAGAAATAAAACATGTTTAAAAGAGCTTGAGTTAATTGTTACTCCAAAGCAAATTCGTAAAGAAAAGAAGTTAACTAATAAAAATGATTGTGAATGTTTATTAGGCAAAAGGTTACATAAATTAGTTGCAAAAATTAGAATAGTCGACGGAAGTAAAACAAAATATCTTTGTCAATGTGATTGTGGTAACACAAAAGTTATTCGATCATGTCATTTAAAATCAGGGTTAATAAGATCTTGTGGATGCATAAAAAGAGAACAGATTTTAGAAATGAACATGAAAAAAAAAGAAGAATTTGAAAGAAAATCTAAAGAAATTGAAGATGAATATATTTCAATTTCAAAAATACCTAAAATATATCCGAATTTTACAGTTGCTTCAATAAAATGGCTGTTACATAAATCTAAAGAAAATGGATTTTATAAGTATATATCTAGAATTGGAAGAAACGTGTATGTAAATAAAAAAGGTTTTGAAAAATACATAGAAGAAAACAAGGAGAAGTTATGCCGTTAAAAAAGGGCAAATCCTATGCTGTCATTTCATCCAACATTAAGACAGAGATGAAAGCAGGTAAGCCACAAAAACAAAGTATTGCTATAGCACTATCCAAAGCAGGTAAAAGTAAGAAAAAACCTAAATAGCAGGAATAGAAATATTTGGACTAACACTAGTACTTGGAGTATTACTAGCTGTTTCATCTACTACATCCGTAGCTTCTCCTTGTGTATGTACCATAGTAATTGAGTATGTGCATCCGTTAAGACATAATAAACTTACTATATATAATGGAAATAGCTTCTTTTTCATCAAATTTACCTTTTTTTTTAGAAAAATGATGATAATTAAAAGTTTAATTGATATAAAGAAAATACGCTCATACACGTTACGTATTTCGCGTTAGAAAGGTTCGCAGCTTTCACATGGTATGTTTAAAAATGAATGTAAGTTAGGCTCGTTCACCGATTAAACATGCATCTTATGAATTACCAAACAAGGTAATCAAATGCAAATTACGAATACAAATAATCTTGGGCCAATGATTTTGCAATCATTAGCGCCAGCTATGTTGTATGTTCCAACGCCTACCATGAACTACATTACAGTTTGTGATAAGGTGTCGATGCCAGCTAATGGCGGAACTACATGTAGATTTATGCGTCCAAGGGCTCTTCAGCCTCCTACAGTACAACTTGGTAATAGTGGAATCGATAAACGGTGTGTCGATTTAAAATCTTCTCTGATTGACTTGGAACTCCTTTTTAAGGACAACAAGGGGCAAGCGAAAGCAGCCTGAACGACTAAGTGAGAGGACGCCGAAAGGTGATGCGATAGTCTGATCTCGGACTATATATAAAATCCGAGAGGGAATGCCGAAGAGCTTCCCCGCCTTAAGCTGCAAGGGGTCAAAAAAGTAACAGCGTGCCACCGGCACAAGTACCGCAACGCGATATAATCGATTGGCGCAAATGGCGTTTTTTGGAACTGGGTGTATAATTAACGAACAAGTTATACTTCAAGACCAAGAGGGTAATTTACTTGCAGCATAATGTTGGAGGGTCTATAATATAACCAAACCAGGAGGTTATATGAAAGATCCAGAAGAAAAGGAAATTATGGCTTATATTGCAGGACTCATCGATGGAGATGGTCATATAGGAATAAAAATTGGACCAAGGGGAAAAATATCTCCATTGATCCAATTTCATAATTCTATGAAACAAGTATCTGTATATCTAAACAAATTGTTTGGGGGTACTGTTGCATTCGATAAGCCAAAAAAAGAAAATGATCGAGTTATATGGAAATGGATGCTTCAAGGAACTGAAGGTTGTAAAAGTTTCTTAAATAAAGTAATGCAATTTTTAGTTTTAAAGAAAGATTCAGCAATCCATTTAATGGAATTTTTGTCCAATCCAGATAATGAAAAAGATTATTATCAAATTTCAAAAGATCTAAATTTGAATAGAAAAATTGGTTCTTATGATATTGATAGTATTAATAGAAAAACTAGCAATTGTCCTTATTTTTGGGCTTATTTAGCTGGAATCATGGATACTGACGGATCATTTTCAATTGAAAGAAACGTTCGTAAAGCAGGTCAAAATAGACAGGTTAACGATTTAATTAAATTTAGACCAAAAATAATTTTGACTATGGTAAGCGAAAGATCTATTCAATACATACTTTCAAATTGTGAATATGGTGGAATGTCAATTGTAAAAGCTAAAACAGCTTTAAGGGGATCTGCTTTTAGATTTTCTATACAATCAAGATCTGACGCTATTGAATTCTTGAAAAAATGTATTCCTTTTCTTCAAATAAAGGCAATTCAAGCGATAAGAATTTTAAGTTTTTGTAGAAATTATAATCCAACCAATGGTTTATCAAGAATTCCAGAAGATGAGAAAGAGTATCGCGAGAAATGTTATAGAGAAATCGTTATGTTAAATAGCATGCCCTCTTAGCATAGATATTAAATGGTGTTAGCGTGGGTTTCTGAAAGACTCGCGGTATCTATGCGCCAGGCTTAAGATATAGGCCTGGTTAAACCTCTTCTGATTGACTTGGAAGGCTAAACCGAAAGGCATGCCGACAGGGCGGAACTTTTTAAAGACCGTGAGAGACTGAGTGAAGAGGCCCGAAAGGGATGCGACAGTCCGAACCAGACAACGAAAGGTTTGGAGATAGGCAGAAATGACCTATCCACGCAGAAATGCGGGGTAACAGTTTGGAAGATCTTATTTTAAGAGATTACATCATCTCAGCAGCGTCAGAAATTAACGCAGGTGGTGGTAGTAATGGAGACAACCCAACTAACCTTGGATTGTCAGACTTTAGCTTAGTTGCTACTACTCTTGATACTAATAATGCTTTTAAGTTTATTAGTGGTATCGAGGGAATGGACAGATTCGGGACTGGACCAATACGCAGCTCGTATTTCATGTTGTCCTCAACTGAACTACAGACCGATTTCGATAGTCTAGTAGGTCAAGGAGTAGTTAACAACTGGAATTACGCAAGTAATACTTCAGCACTTACTAGTGAATGGGGTTCAGTATTTAACTTACGTATTTTGACAAGTTCTGAAGCTCCAGTGGCTCGCGCCGCTTCTGCTAATGGTCAAGACGTATATTACAATACTGTACTTGGTAAGCAAGCAATTACACATATTGGACAAGATGGTTATTCTATGAATCTTATTTATAGAGATCCATATTTTAGCGGTATGTTGGCTCAGAATGCTACCTTAGCGGTTAAATTTGCTCAGTCACAAGCTCTGACGCAAGACACAGCGATCCGAAACCTTTTATGTACGCGCGCAAGCTCGCTACTATTTATCTAGGAGGTGAAAAATGGCTGAATATTCAAGATTAGCAAAAGGTAGATTTACATCTACAGGTCAAGCGCAAATTATTAATTTGCCTTTTCAACCTGATTATGTAGAGATTTTAAATTATACTGCAAACGGCACTCCTGCCCAATTTGGGATTCCAAGAGCTATTTGGGATTCATCAATGGGTCAAGGTTTTGCATCCGTAGATATTTTTAATGCTACACCTGTATTGAGTACAGGAAATGTAACGGCTAATGGTATTAGTACTTTTTATGCTGGTTTAGCACTTCAATATGGACCAACTCAAGCAGTAGCTACTATTACAAAGGCAAACCCAGCTGTTGTAACATCTTCTTCTGCGCATGGTCTAAAAAGTGGCGATGTTGTGATATTTCAAAATATTTATGAAACATCTACAACAGGTATGCAACAGATTTCAGGAATTCCTTTTACTGTAACAGTAACAGGAGCTACTACATTTACTATTCCTTGGAATACAAATACAAGTGAATATACTGCATACACGTTGGCTACTCCTGCATTTGCAGCAGCAACATTTAAGCAAGTATTGTATCCGAATTTGTACGCTCCTGGAGTTAATGTAATTAGTGCAATTACAACAGGTACAACTACAACTATTGATACAACTTCTGCTCATAATTTTGTTGTTGGCCAAGAAGTTGCGTTTAGAATTCCTGCTTCATGGGGAACAACTCAGTTAAATTCGTTGCCAAATACAGTAATTCCAGGGTCTCCAATTTATGGATATGTTGTTGCGGTAACAGATTACAACACAGTTGTTGTGAATATTAATTCAACAGGATACACCGCGTATACTGCTAATATTCCATTCTTAAACTTTCCAGGATTGTCATATCCTCAAATTGTTGCTGTAGGTGATGTGAATACAGGTGGAGTTCAGATTTCTGCAAACTCTGCTCTTTATCCTCCTCCATTTACTAGACCAATTGGAACAACTCAAGTTGATACAATTAATGGTCCAGCAATTCAAGGGGCATTTGTTAACAATACAAGTATGGGCTTTATTATTGGCGTCGGAAATATCTCAAGTGCTTCTTTAGTTGGAGCTGCTAGCGATGTAATTTACTGGCGTGCTTACCTTCATGATTATTCAAAATAATTATGATGATATAAATAATAAATTTAATTATATTGTTTAAGGATGGGGACAATTTGTCCCTGTCCTTTAAGAGGTAATATGAACACTGTTTTAAGTCCTCCAATTCCGCCTTATCAGAATTTACCAATTAAATCTGAATATTATATACCTTCGAGATTTGTAATTTCAGCAATTACTCTTGGACAGTCAACGATAGTGACAACCTCAATAGATAATAATTATGTAATTGGACAACAAGTCAGGCTGCTTATTCCATCATCATTTGGAACTTATCAGCTAAATGGACTTAGTGGATATGTAATTTCATTACCCGCAAGTAATCAAGTTGAAATCGATATAGATTCAAGCCAGATGGATGCTTTTAGATCATCCAGCAATACTACTCTTCCGCAAATCATAGCGATTGGCGATGTAAACCAGGGAGCAATCAGCAACGTTGGTCCTAATGTGCTAAGCAATGCGATCCCAGGTAGCTTTATTAATATATCTCCCCAATAGGAAAAATATGACACAAAAACCGAATGTAAATAGTGCAGGCGAAAAAGAATTAAAGAACGTAGAAAAACAATTTGAAGCTTTTGAAAATGATGTCAAAGATTTATCAATGAAGCGTATGGATTTGACTAAAAAGCCAGAAGTTGAACAACAAACTCAGCTTTCACAACAAGAAATTGCAAACCTAAAAGATATTTATTTAAAACCTATCAAGCGTATTGGATGCAAAGAGAAGTTTAACGAAAGTTTCCGACAAGCTTATGAATTTGATAAAGAATATGTGCATTTCATAGCAGAAAACAAAGAACTTATTGGTGAAAGTATAGACATGTGGACACGTCCTTATCCTGGAATGCCAGCAGAAGAATGGATGGTTCCAGTAAATACACCAGTTTGGGCACCACGTTACGTTGCTGAACAAATTAAACGTAAGTTCTATAACAGACTTGTCATGAAAGACCAACCAACAGGAAGCGACGGAAAGGCTCAATATCATGGAACTCTTGTTATTGATACAACAATTCCTCGATTGGATGCATTTCCTGCAACTTCTGGAAAAAGATCAATGTTTATGGGTAAAACTAACTTTTTAAATTAAGGACAGAAAATGAAAAAGCAAAATAAAAAAGACAAAATGGATGAATCTTTATCAATGAAACACGGTAAAGAATCAACTAAAAAACAGACTTTTAAAGATCGTCGAGATGAATCAAAAGGTATGAAAAAAAAATGATAGACCCTTTTGAAAAAAACTGGAAACCTTGCACGATTAAGCCTAAAGATGATCAAAACATTCTTATGTCTTGGAAAAGTTTAACTGATCATTGGAAAGGTCCATATATCGGTTATTATTGTGAAGAGGAAGGTAGGTTTTTTCTTATAGAAGGATTTAATTGTGTTCCTGTGCAAATAGATATTTGGATAGAAATGCCCGAATTTCCTAACTGAATGTAAATCCGCTTTACATTTGAAAAACAGATAAAAGGAAGAGATGAATTTATTAGAAGACATCATAACATACATGAGAAGGATAATCAAGACTCCTTCGAATGAGTCTATAACAACGGATTTACTTATAGATTACGTTAATCGTTTCTATACGGTTGATGTTTCTTCTAGAATGAATTTATTCGATCTAAAAACTAATTATCAGTTTTTGACGACTCCTGGAGTTGATCGTTATAATATGCCATTATACGACATTCAACCAGAGCCAGGAGGGCAGACAGTTAACTTTTATCCTGTTTATCAGGGGTTTGAAGGGCCATGTTTTGTCAATGGGATTAGTACTGGATTTTACACTCAAAGAAATCAGTTTAATAATATTTATCCAAATTATTTTCAGACAAATTTGATTGCAGGTTATGGAAATGGGGATGACGGCCCATATACTTTATCCGTTCCTGTGATTTCCAATATTTCTAATACGCAAAATTTTCCTGCAAATCCTCAAAATTTTCTTACTGGAGCTTGTCTTTTAAGAGGGCACGTTGATATTACAGGGATTATTAATACAGGAAATAATATTGATCCTCCTGTCGGAACAGTGTTTGATAATACTATTCCGACTACAAGCGTTAGTTCGGCTGTATATTTTTCATCTACTAGTTCAAATGGTGAAAATGTTGTAATTGCTGATAGTGGTCAATTTCTTTCTTCAAATACAAACTTAGGTTTGTTAATGCAGCCAGGAAATGCACCTTATGGAAACCTTGCATTGCCTAATGGATATTCTCAATCTTTTGTAATTACAGGAATAACACAATCAAATCCTGCTATTTTGACAAGTTCAACTACGTTTGGAGTAGGTCAAACTATACAAATTTCTGGTGTAGTTGGGATGACTGAGTTAAACGGAAATACATATACAGTAACGGCAGTAGATGCCACTACAGTGACGATAAACGTAGATTCTACTGGATTTACACCATATATTTCAGATGGTCAGGCATCGAGTGAAATAAATTGCATAAATTACTTTACTGGAATTGCAAGGAATGTATTTTTCCCTACAGGGATTCCTAATGGATATCCGATTTATGCAAATTGTTATTACTATCAACTAGGTATTCCAAGATCAATTCTTTATTACAACAATGTAATTACTGTTAGACCTCCTCCTAACACACAATATGTAGTAGATTTAACGGCTTATTTATCTCCAGCAGCTTTTTTAAGTTCAAGTCAAGGTGTTAACTTTGCTTATATGACTGAATATTTAGCTAGGGGAGCCGCTCGAAAACTTCTTTCAGACATTGGAGATTGGACACAGTTTAATCAATATGAAGGATTATTCTTAGAACAAGAAAAGATTGTATGGGTAAGAAGCCAAAGACAATTTGCTTCAACAAGAGTTCAAACCATCTATTCAAGCGGAACATCTAATACTACGATGGGTTCTGGTTATGGAATAGGATTACAATAGGTAAAATATGACAAATTGGCCATATAACAGAGACATTCCTTTAGGTGCAAATAATCCGTCTAATGACAGACCTCTAATGACACAAAACACCAATTCTACTGATAGTTTAATTGCAGAAGATCACATTAGTTTTGGAGTAGAAAACGGGGGATTTCATAAACAATCTAGATATACTTTGCAAACAGGAAAACCTTTAGGATTAATTGCAGACAGTGGAACAGCATATGTAAAGAGTGTTCCAATGGGAACTCCAACATTTAATTCTAATCAATTGTTTTTTACTAATGGAAATAATATTAATGCATTAGAGTATCAATTAACACGTACTGATACTCCTAATCGAACGACATTTTCTACTAATACAAAATATTCACTTCCAGGATATGATGGAACTGGAGGATGGACTTTCATACCTGGGGGTTTAGTCCTAATGTATGGAACAACTCCGCCAACAAGTGGTAGTGGTAGTGTATCTGTTCCTTTTCCTTATCCAGCTAATAGAATGAGTTCAATCTATAGTTTAACATTAGCTATTGTAGATGCTAGCCCAAATTCTTTACTTAGTTATTCATATTCTGGATTATCTACTTCTGGTTTTACTGCTAGATCTTCACAATCTGGTAAAACTTTTACGTGGATGGCAATAGGTATATAATGCAAAAACTTATGCTCGGGCCATTTCCAAAAGGTTTAAGAAACGATCAAGTAGCTTTTGCTATTGATAATGATTCTTTTCCAACTTTGTTGAATGCTTATCAATGGCGTGGACGAGTAAAAAGAAAGCGTGGAACCTCACTTTTAGGACGATTAGCTAGATATTTCGATTCTTTGTTAGTTTCTTACAACACTGGAACTACAACAATTACATTAGACGGAACTGGAGCTGGTAATCTTCTTACGAACGCAAGTTGGACTTTAGAAACTAATTCTTCCATTGTTCCTGGTAGTGTAGAAATTATAGGAACTCTTACATACACTGATCCAGCAATGGATGGAACTTTATCACCTACAGGAACTATAAATTATTCTACAGGCGCTATACTCATTGCAGCACAAGCAAATAATGCTGTTTCTGCAAACTTTAGATATTATCCAGTCTTGCCAGTCATGGGATTTGAAGATCTTAACTTAAGACCTACTCAAAATGCTGGTAATATAGCATTTGATACAAAATACTCTTACAATGTTTTATCTGCATTTCCATATTCAAACTATGATGTGACATTCTATAAGAATCCTCCTGGATCTGGAAAAACAAATTCCACGCCTTTTCGTTGGAACGGACAAAACTATCAGCAATTTTGGACAACAAATTATCAGAATGCTTTTTGGGCTACAAATGGGGTAACCGTTCCGTTTAATCCTACAAATGTAGGAATGCAATTTTTAAAAGCAGCGGACATAACAAGTGCAACTAGAACAAGTGCAACAACAGTTGATTTTGTTATTGCTTCAACTCCACTTGTTGTAGGGGATTTTGTTTTTGCTAACGAATATACTGGGACTTCTGGAAGTACTTTAAACTTTCAAACAGGTTATGTTACGGCAGTTGTCGGAACTACTTATACAGTTACTTTTCCGAATGCAACTATTGGAGCCGCTGGATTAGTACCAGGAATTTTGCAATATCTCACAAATTCATCAGATGCAACAAAAGATTGCTTAAGATTTTATGATGGAGATCCTACAAATGGCAGTGTGACTGATCCAGTGCTAAACGGTGTAAATGGAT